GCGCTTTGAACTCAGGATCAGTTTTATATCCAGTAACGATATCAACAGATGTTACCGGTGTGACTGGAGTAGGATCTTTTGGCTTGAACATATTCTTAATACTATCAAGTATACCTTCAGCCATGGCATCTTCTTCAGATACGACTGCTTGCGCGTCTGTATTGATAAAGTTTTCGTCAACTTCTTCTTCTTTATTGCTAAATTTGGCACGAATTTTTTGCATTTTTTCTTTACCAGCATGTTCACGACCTGCTTTGCGTAATGCATCCATACCTTTTTCACCATACTTCTTATTACCTAAGTATGCTTGTAATGCACTTTCATCCATTCCTTCTTTTGGTAAGTAGCTTAACTGATCGGCAATATAATCTTCGTCATAGTTCAATAGATAACGAATCTGTTTTGAATCCATTCCAGATTTTTTCATATATTCTACCATCTTACTAATGATCTCATTTTCTTTTTCTGCACTATATGTTATGCCATCACCAGCCATCATTTGACCAATTTCTTGTCTACCTTCACTTTCAGCAAATCCGCCAAAACTTTCTGCATCGTTTTCTTCAGGAATACCGACTGGATTGTTAGATTTAATACTTTCTTCTTCGACTAGACTGTCAGCCCACTCTGCTAACTTGTTCATCTCTTTATCAACTACTGACTCGCCTATCTTCTTATGTATCCTATTCAATATCGGCATCACACTTTCAATGCGCGGGTCCAATGTCTCTTGTACAAACAATTCATTTAGATTGTTTTCTTCAGTTCCATCTTCCATCAATGATGGTGTCCAGTTTTCAAAGTAAGCGTTGTAACCACGCTTACCAGTCATACGGCTCAATGATTCACGTAGACTTTGATAGTGCGCGATACCTTCGTTGACTAATGATTGTGCTGATTCGTTGAATTGACCATTGCGTGTGGCACGGACAAATCCAGCCATCTTTTGATATTCTTCACAAAGACTACCAATGTGGCTCCAACGGTCATCATTGACCTTACCACCTTCAGCAATATGTCTAGCATATACACGGGCGATACCAGGCTTCTTAGTATCAAGTAGATATCTTTCACCTAATTGATTCTCTAGGAAAATTCTATTGATGTTACGATAACGCTGTTCACCTTCTTCGATGACACGGCTATGTTCAATAACAATCTTCACGCTAGGTACAGCATCACTATAACTAGCTTTTTTGCCCATTGGGTAGTAACCCTCTGCTATTTTGTCTTTGTTTCTCATATGGTTCCTTCTTGCCATGTCATCGCTTACACGGTCTTTGTTCTTTGTGTTAAATCCTTTAAGTCCTCTAGTCATTCTAAAAGAACTTAATTGATGTAGTAATCCACTCCATGAATCATCATAGTCCAATCCTGGTGTTTTGTCACTAGGACTGTTAGATACATCATCGCCAAAGTAAACTGTCAATACTCTATCTTCATCTAATGTGACATAAACGGTTCCATAATCTTCCCCGTCTTTTGTGAATTCAAACTTGAAAATGTCTGCTTCATCTGGAACAGGGGTAGCTTTACCTTCTGCGTCCAATGGCTTTGGCTTATATTTGGACAACAATTGATATAGTTGACGGTTGAGGGTTTCTGAATTTGTTGGCATAATTGTATTTATCTTAGTCTCAACTTAGTACGGCAAAGAATGGCAATGGGGCAATGAATTCTTCATGGTCCTTAACATAACTATCTAATTCAAAGTGATATGAACCTAATTCCTGTATCATTCTGACACTTAATAAGCTGGCCATAATCAAATCGTCTGTATCTCCAACTTTAGCAGCATAACTACCTGCATGTGCTACAAACGCTTTCAATTCGCTTATAAGACTACGACTATTTACGGTTAGTTTCTTGCTCTCAAGTAATGTCTTAAACTTAGCACAAGCGGTTAATTTACTCTTGTTTGTAGTATTGAAGCCTTTGCGCTTTTTACCCGGCTCGCTAATAAAGATACCCGGGATGTTATTCTCTCCGTATTCGTTTAATGACACTAATGCTGCTTCTCCGATGCTGTTATTCTCTACGGAGTAGTATACATTATTTGGTTCACCTGTACATTCTACGATATACTTGTTTATCTGCGCCATTAGTTTAATCTGTGTTGGGATGTCAGTTTTATTATGTTTCCATTCACCAACTTGGGTGACTGTATTTGCTTCAAAGATTTGTATCGCTGCTGGATCACTGCCTGTGCCAAGACTTGGGTCTAATGCCACTGTATAGATATTACCCTTCACTGGTTTCTGATACCAACGAACTTGCCCCATTCTAGTTACTGGCTCTATGCCTTGTAGCATTAATAATGTGTTTGGATTGATAAGTGTTTCATCAGCGATAATGAATTCGCAACCAATCTCTCGGTTGAAACGATCTTCGCCAAGCTGTGCTTTCATTTCATCAGCCCATTTTTGGTCACGTCCTGGTTGTTCATCCCATGATGCTCTATATGCTTTGAATCCATTAACACCTAATTCAGTTGTGTTACCAAACTCATCTTCAGTTTTGTTAGCACCTTTCCAGATGAAAGCAAATTGATCCTCGTCACTGTTTGGCGTGCTTGTGATAATAGCTTTACCACCAGTACTTAATGTTGGTGTGATAGATGTCCAGAATTCTTTAGCAATACTTGGTCTAACGAATGCAAACTCGTCTAGGTATAGTAATGTAATAGACATACCACGACCTGTGTTTTCAGTAGTCGTAGCACTAACGATACGACTACCATTCTCAAAGTCTAGTGAGCCTTTGTTGTATGTTGTTACACCTGCTTTAATATAGTCTGGGCAGTTTTCATATGCATAACGAATACGCTGCATAATCTCTTGTGCGCCAGTATACTTATGTGCTGCAACAAGAATCGTACTGTCAGGGACAAACATAGCATACCAAAGCAAATATCCAGCAGCACTAGTTGATTTGCCTGACTGTCTTGGCATTAAGCTAATACTGAAACGATAGTTATGATAAGTGTTGATTAATCGTTTTTGATAATTATAAGGATGATACACAATACTACCCTTAGTTGGGTGTTGTATCATAAAGAAGTTATCCATGAAGTATAGATAACCCGTATCTGGATCACAGCACTTTATAAAGTCCTGTAATTCCTTATCGTTCTTAAATTTTGTTTTAGTATAAGGATCTTTTACTAGTGATGCTTGACCTGATTTATTCATAACAGTATTTATCGCAATATATACTAACTCTTAGAAAATGGGTCCTCACCAGTGATGTGTGGTTTTGCGAACATGAGTTTAAACCAGGCTTGATCGCCAGGCTTGATGTTATTCTCACGCATGTATTGTTGTTTCTTTTGTGCTAATTCATGTAGTGGTGTATAAGAGTATTCACCAGTAACTTGACCAGACCCACTCAATCGTTTTAATTCATCTAATGTCATATCCTTCTCAGGGAGTTTTACGTCCTTGAGTTTAGAATAACTGTTTTGAATTTTTGCTTGCTTGAAGGGATCGAACATAAAAAAAATACTCACTTGTAGTGAGTATTTATTGTTTTACTTGATATCAAGCGGTCGCTGCTTAGTTGCAACGATACAGTAAAAATGCTCTTTTGCTTTTTTCTTTTCACCCTCTGGATCTGCATCATTGGGGAATTCAATGTCAAATTCAAAGTTTTGAAACAAGTCAATGTTGAATCCAGTGCGTGTAATCAATGCTGCTAGTTGATTCTTACCTAAAATACTATAGTGATTTAGGTTGAATTCATGCTGTCTTTCAGTATCGGGTGCAGGAACTTCGATATATATCTTACCGAACTGCTTAAGTATACGATTATATTCCATCAAACTAAAGATAGGATATGGACTATGTTCTAGTGCATGACGCAAGAAGATAAAATCTACGCTTTCATCATGGTATCCATCTTTTTGTGGGATGAAACTTAAATCATACTTTTTAATAGTATGACCTTTATCTTCACAGATTTTGATATCGCCTGGACTTAATGTTACACCAGTTAAGTCAGTATAACCTCGTGATTTCATCTCGTCTAAGAAGTAACCAGGGCCACAACCTAAGTCTAGTATTTTGCTATCTTTCTTTAGATTTAGTGGGTCAATATATTGTTCAACCACTGATTTAGTCAATGACGAATGCATTTGACTATCGCCCTCATCGTAGATGTGAGCAGTATACAACCATTCGTTGTAGAATTTTAATTTGACTAGGTCAAGTGTTTGGTTAATATCGATTATCATTCAGATTCCTATAATTTGATATAATTACTTATTCTAGGAATATGATAATTGATTATTTCCTTTTGTAACCTTTGAATGGTTTAACGATACTTTGTGTATTAGTATCGGGCAATTCTATACTTTCATCATCGCCATGATTCAAGTCCTCAATGTCACTACCCACCGCATCATATGCTTGTTTGAGCATTTTTGATTCTATATCAGTATATGGATGTGCTGTATTATAGCGTCCGCTCCAAGTTTCTGCATCTATCTCTAATGGAGTAGTTCCATCTGCGCTAGCAACTGCCATCATAATACGATTCAATTCATAGGTGCGGTCGTATCCACCTGGATCACGAAACTTGTGTAATCCACGCATAGCAAAAGATTGGCGTTTAGTAGGTGTAGCAATTGTGCGTTGCTCACTTAAAAATTCACTTGCTCTCATTTTGGATAACCTTTGAAAGGCTTCAATGTACTAACTGTTCTAGTATCAGCTGGTTCTTCACTATGCGGTGTAGTTACAAGTTTAGCGTCACTTGGCTTTAAGCCCATTTCTCTCATTGCATCATTTAAGTATCCTTGCAATGGTTCTCTACCTGCATACGACACAATTACTTCATTTTCACCCCAAGGTGTTTCTGTAGCGAATTCAGGAACATTATCTTTTTTACGCTGCTCTGCTCCTTTTGCTCCTGCAATCGCAACACCAAATCTATATTGCATATAGAAATCATTATTTTGTAGTTTGTCAATGACCCAAGCCGCAGGAAGTGTACGCTCTACATCAGGTTGTATGGAACCCGTCATTTCTGTTATGAATTCTTTTGCTCTCATACTGTGTTTTGATTCTCAGTCTGTAAATCGATTGTGTTTTCAGTTTCAATTATCAAATTATCAGTATTAGTTTCGATATACAAGCCCGGTACAGGAACGCCTGTCCATGTAATCTGTGCTGATATAAAGTGTAATATTGTTGTATCTATCAATGGATTAACTAGAATACAAACATTAGAATCGATTATATCCATATCATATTCAGTTAACACATTACCATTAAACAATGTATTGTGTCCGTTCCATTTTAATCCACTACCATCGTTTATTACTGATACATTCAACATAATGTTTTCGGTATCAGTTGAGGATGTATCACTAGAATTAACTTGAAAAATACCCTGCGTAAACGATTCTACGGGTGCTGTAAATATAACTTGACCTGCACTTGTTCCATTAGAATATGCTTCTGATGTAAAGAACCCAGTGCTATATAATTGACTGAAATTATTGTTAATCTTTTGAAATGCGGTGCGTAACGGATCACCTTGCCCATCATTGGGTTGGGCACCTACATCAATTATTTCTTGTGTCATATCTAAATCCTAAACTATAGTGTATTTATCACAGTTTAGTATTAGTTAGATTCATCCCATAGCTTCTTCTGAATCTGATACCACTCAATCCAGCTAGCATTTTTAGCTGAACATTCATGGTAAGTTCCGTAGTTTTTGACTACAGTTTTAGTAAAGTCTACGATTGTGACGTTATCTCCCTCAATAGTTTCTAATTGCTTAGGGCAACTTTTTAATAGAGTCTCAGGTGCTTCTGGAAATCTAGGAGTAAGTGGTACAGGAGTACTGCAAGATGCTAGGAAAACAGTGGATAGTATGATTAAGTATTTCATTTTGTAACTTCGTTCGTTATTTTTGCTGCATCGTTTACAGATTTTAGTATTACTTGAGGAATCGCCGGACACATTTCAACATATTTGATTACCTCATTGTCTTTTACTACTTCTTTGTCAACGTATTTGATAATTTCCTGCGTCTTACCTTTTATGTATTCTGTCTTAGTGACTATTTTTTCTACAATTTTTACGTTTTCTTTTTGGCTTTCTGCTTCTTTTTCTGCTAATTTAGCTTCTACTTCTTTAACTTTTAGTTGCCAAGATTCTTCGTTAGCTAATCCGCCCTCAATATAAAGGCCGAAACTCAATAACAATACAGATATTATCTGTATAGGTAATTGATAAGTCTTGATGAATGGGATGAATCCTAGAACGAATCCAGCGATAGTTCCTAATATTCCTGCTATGAGTATTAGGTGAGATACAAAATCAGGTAGAAAGTGTAGTATGAACATGCATATATTTATGCCCAGAACAACCCACTTATGTATAATCCTAGCATAATTATGTTTAGTACCCAGATGCTAGGTTGCTTCCACATGAAGCCTAACCACATCCATAAAAATGCAGTCATTATTCCCATGTACTTGTTGTAGGGAATAAAATCGTGACTAGTTAAATATACAGTTATTAACGCGAATAAAGTCGCTGACCACTTGACTACGAACTCAGTTGTTATTTTTGGCATAGTATTCTGATTTTTTCAACCAATTGTAATAGTTTTGGAATCCTTCTTCCACAACAACTTTAGGATTAAAGTTAAAGTCTTGTCTAGCAGCATCAATGTTCAATGACCCTCTGCTAGGATAATCACTATCTTTAGGACATACCTCTAAATGTCCTCCCCCTGCTAATTCTAGTGCCATCTGTGCGGCCTTGAGCAATGTGACACTATGGCTCTTTGCGATATTGTATGTCTTATTCTCTGTATTATCGCTTAGTGCCGCGGCAACAATACCATCAGCAGCATCATCAACATAAGTAAAGTCTAGTGTTTCATGCTCACCGTTGACTTTCAATACGCCACCGCGCATTGCTGTAAGCAAGAATTTGCTGAT